GGACTGGTATAAGTGATGCCATAAATCTCGGTGACGGGATTCAGGAAATCGCGGGGTCAAGGGGCGGGGTTGCAAATGGAACAAAGGATATTGTTGGAATATTCCCAAGAAATCCAGTCGAATTTGTTATTGACGTAGATGATAAAGGACTCATCAAAAATTATACACAGGTTCAGGATCAAAATACCGGAAAGGGTACAAACCTTAAACCAGAGCAAGTAATACATATCGTTTTATTGCCTCAAAGCGGTTCAGTATATGGCTTATCTCTGATAAAACGGGCTTATGATGATATTATCCGCGACACGAAAGTTGCTGAAGCATCAACAACAGCAATAGCTCGGCATGGTTTTCCGAAGTATCATATCAAGGTAGGCAGAGAAGCAGAACTTATCCCTGATGATGTCCTTATTTCAGTCAGAAAAGTGTTTGAAAACGTTGAAGTTGATAATGAGTTCATTACTCCACATGATATTGAAATCAAGAACATTGATGAAGGCGGTCTTGAGAAAATCGAGGACTATAATAACATTTCATTGATGCGGGTAGCGTCTTCCGTTGGTGTTCCAGAGGAAGTCATGGGGCTTCGTAGAGGATCAACTGACGCAACAGCAGTAACCCGCGTAAAACTGTTTTTCAAGCTTATCCAGACATTCCAGAGAATCGTTGAACAGGAATATAACACCAAAGTATTTGATGTGCGCAGCGGCACTCCCGGAAGTGTACGATTGGTCTTTAACGACCCCGATCCGAGTGACGAATCAGAACGGGCGAACTGGATTAGCAAGATAATGATGGCAAGTCCACAGAACCCACACGCCATCCTTCCGATTGAATGGGTACAAAAGGTTTTTAATATTGAATCGGGGGAACTAACAACGAAACCAGCGACAAAGTCATCAAAGAAAGTATCCGGACAAAAGGGACAGGAACCATCAACGAAGGAACAACCGAAAGATCAGCAACCGATAGCATGAAAGGACAATCACTGACTGAATCAGATAAGAAGTATATCCTTGATAATAAAGAAAAAATGTTCAATAATCAGATAGCAGTTGCCTTATCCGTCTGCCAAACTACAGTTCGAAACTTTATAAAGAAATCAGAAAAAGATGATTAAAGAGTTCGATTTCTGGGATGAGGATAGATGCCTGAAATGTGGGCAATGTTGTCAAATTCGTCTCGGCAAGAAAGTAATTCCATGCCAGTATCTTTTGCCGGATAAGACCTGCACGGTTTATGCAAACCGGATTGGGATAAACACCACACCACTCGATAATACTCAGCGATGTTCTATGCGTGCATGGATTCAATGGGATTTTAAAGGATGTCCTTACAATACAACGAAACCTATGTTTCCAGTAAAAACATAGGAATTATTATGATAACCATAGTATCATAATGATGTATAATGGTAGATTTAAAACCGTCTGGAATACTCGCGTTTTCGCAGGATATGGTTAATTTTACTGAATGCCCTCGTACCGGGGATACGATATTTCATGGCGTTACTCTAATGTCTGAAGGAACATGGACAGATTCACTGAATAAGAAACCGTTGATGTATTCGGCAGAACAGGTATCGAAGATGTCATTTAAGAGAATGGCATTCAAAGCACAACACGATATTTATGGCGAAATGCCACTCACAAATGAGATTGGCGTAATAGAGAACGCAAAACTATCCCTGAATCCGGCGATGTGGAAAGGTGATGTCAGGATATATCCGACTGCGTTAGGCAAGGATATTGCCACGTTGATAAAACGCAAGCAGATAACTGATGTTTCACCGGAGTTCTTTTTTGATGATATCCTTGAAGGCGATAAACCAGCCGGAATTACATTCATGGGTGCAGCTACCGTGCGAAAAGGCGCATGTCGTGTATGCACTTTCAATGAAGGAGAAGCGGAGATGGCGAAATACTCTAAAGACGATATGTTGAAAATGATGGACTTCATGAAGGAGAATCCTACAACGATGGATAAAGAAGTCATGGATAAAATGTATGCGGCGATGGATAAAGCCCAACGAAAAGATTACATGAAATCCATGATTAACGACATGAAAGCTCATCCAGAAATGATAGATGACGAAATGAAAACGTCAATGAAAGACATGGCAAAAATGTCAGGAATAGATACAATGACAGACCCAACAAAAGAACTAGCAGGCTCGCCCGGAGGGACTGCCGCTGAACTTAAATCCGGGAAAGAGGCAGACATCAAGTCTCTTGAATCACAACTTGAAGCAGCAAGGAAACTCAAGAGTCAGGATGTAGATGTTCTCGGAGCACAGCTTGAAGAAGTTAAAAAGGCAAGAGAGAATCAGGCAAATCTCAAGATAGAATCTCTTGAACGCAAAGTTGCCGAACTTGAAGCGACAAACAAGGAACTCATCACGAAGATCGTTGATGATGACCATAAAATAAGAGTAAAATCACTTGAGCGTCAGATTGCTGAACTTTCAAATCAGCCAGTAATCCATACCACAATCTCCGCGTCATTAAGTGGGCAGAGAGTAAGCGCACAACTTGATAGTGATCCTGACTTTGAACCCGTGAGTGTTCGCGACCTGGAGTGATTCCTAATGGCGAATGATTCGGTATGGCCGACAGCAGGATATAGACATATTCTGGTGTCAGGAGATAACATCCAGCAATTCACGGCAGGTGGAACGATACTCGCCGGACAGGTTGTAGCAATCAATCTTACGGGGCCGACTGCGGCGCGAACAGTACAGGCAGCAGTTACAGGAACTACCGGGACTTGCGTTGGTATTGCAATTGAAGACGCATCTACCGGGGAAGAGTTCTCAGTAGCGTGCAGAGGATGCATAGCTTATGGTGTTAATGGCAAAGATAATGCAACAATCGATCAGGGCGACCCATTAGCTCCGGCAACAACCGGGGGGACGGTTTCAGCGAAATCATTGACTGGTGGTGTAGTTCCGGCGGCAATCGTTGGATATGCACTTGAAGATGCGGCAGCGTACACAGACGGCTTGAAATTCTTGATAGATATCAATCCGACTTATCTAACCCCGGCGGCTTGAGGAGGCTAAAATATGGGAAACGCAACATGGCCAACAGGAATAAGACGGGTTCTTATTTCAGGCAAAAACCTTCAGCAGTTTACTGCTGGTGATACAATTAGTGCCGGACAAGTAGTAGCAATTCACGGAACCGGCCCAACTACAGCAAGAACAGTACAGGCATGTGTAAACGGTACAACGGCAACAATTGTCGGAGTTGCATTATTCAACGCCGCTTCTGGTGCAGAAGTAACTGTAGCATGCAGAGGATGCATAGCATACGTGGTGAACGGTATTGATAACGAAAATGTTGAAGCTGGTGATGTAATGATCGCAGCGACAACTGCCGGAACAGTACGGCTAAAAGCACCAGCAGCAGGGGTAGTAACTCCAGCCAATAACATGTATGTCGGATTCGCTATTGAAAACATAACTGCGGCAGCAGCAGGGCAGCAACTCGCATGTGATATTGCACCCGGATACTTAACCACAGCGTAAGGAGGCATAAAACATGGCAGATTTAGCAGCATGGGCGGCAATAAGAACAGTCCTTGTTTCAGGCGATAACATCAACCAGTTCACAGCAGGCGCAGCAATCAGCGCAGGACAAGTGGTAGCATTTCATGGAACCGGAGTAGCATGGACAGTTCATCCTTGTGCTACAGGAACGACAGGTACAGTAGTCGGAGTTGCACTTTATGATGCAGCAAACGGCGCACAAGTAGCAGTAGCAATGAGAGGGTGTATCGTGTATGTTCAGAACGGGGCGCAGGGTGCAGTAGACCAGGGCGATCCACTGATAGCATACGGAACTACCACAACAGGCACGGTTTCAGTTGCAGATATCGCAACAGGCGCAACACTCACACCAGTTCCACTTGTAGGATTCGCATTAGAAGATCATGCAGCCGCAGATGGCGCAATACTGTGTGACCTTGACCCAGGATACATCGTTGAAATAACCGCATAACAGGACTAAAGTTAATTTAAGGAGAATCAAAAATAAAATCATGGCAGAAAAAGAAATAATGGTAAACCCGATGGATTACAGACCATCGGGTAGTTCAAGCAGCCCACATATCAAAATCTTGTCGGCAATGCTTGAGATAGCGAAGATAGATAACAAAGGCGACAGAATCGGAAGCAGGGAAAGAAGGAAACTCATTCATAAACTTCCAGCAACACTCGGCGCAAGCCCCGTGGATGACTGGATGGATGGGGACGACTCAACCAGACGCCCGGCAGCAGAACTGTTACTCACGGATGCAATTGAATCAACAAGCATCATCCAGGAACAGGTACAGCGCACAGTCGTAGCAGGCGCGAGCAAATTCGCTATAATGAGAAATATCGGATGTGCATGGTACAACACCACGTCCAACGCACTGCGTGTCCCTCTTGGTGAGGCGCAGGTCAATGCGGCAGAAGTTGCGGAAGCGGCTGAGATCAAAGACAGAACGCAGGACTATGGCACAAGAACATTCACAATCGTTAAATACGGTGTGAAACCCAGAATCTCGTTCGAAATGGTTGAAGATGGTCTTGTCGATGTAGTTGCAGAAGAAATCTTCTTCGCCGGAGCGGCAATTGAGAATAAACTCAACTTCGATGGAATCTCAAACATGGTCACTAATGCAGGCGTTGTTAACGTCTATGCGGCAGGCAGAACATCAGCAACGTCAGGGAACGGACTTCTCGTGGCACTCAATACAAAAGCATTGATGAAAGTAGCCGGGTTCTATCCTGACACGTTCATCATGTGCAGTGAACTTGAATCAGATCTGCTTCAGAACAGCAATCTCGCCCACGCATCATTGCAGGGAACGAACAGTGTCATCACCACAGGGCAGTTACCTTCAAAAGTACATGGAATGAATTGCTTTGTGACTGACAACGGCCCCGCAACAACTTCATGGAGCTACGACGCTGATAACGATGTCGGCGGTATCCTGCTTGAAGCCAAACGCGGATTCGGTGTTGCAATGCGGAGAGATACTACCGTCAAGAAGTTTGATGATATTGTTCGGGAATTGAACACCATCACCGTAACTATGAGGGCAGATGTCAGTTACCTCCACGCAAACGCAGTCGGAAAAGTAACCTACCAGAGCGCATAAACCTTAAAATTCGTGTGGGTACTTTCCCACACTTATTTTTTATCGTGGAGGTATAAATGGCAGTAACAGCTTGCACATCATTGGATTACAGGAACGTATCAAAAGCATGTCCTGTAGCGCGACAGAAAGTGGATGTAACTATCCCGGATGAATCTGATACCGGCTCAACTACAATAGGTGTTGTCGGCAGGATAATCCGAATGAGTTACGATGTCCCTGCTCTTGACGGAGCAGCTACCACAGTAACAGTTGCACTCAGTGATGAAGATGGAACTTCATTATACAGCAAAGCAACAATAGCTGAAGGCGCAAAGACGAACGATGCCGGAATGGTTGCGGCAGCCACACCACACGGAGTAGTGTTCGCAGGAACATTAACAATAACAGTTACGGCATCAGCAGCACAGACAAATGGGGCACAACTTATCAGTGTGATTCTACACTTCTTATGAGGATTCAATGACTACACTATGTACTGATCTGGATTATAGAAACGTATCATCTGCAACACCAGTAGCTCGAAAAGTCGTAACAGTAACTATCCTTAACACCGCATCTTCAGGAACCGCAAACGCAGCAATCATCGGAAGTATCTTGACAGTTGTATGTGATGTTCCTGATTTAACCGGAGCAGGGACGATGGCACTTGATATTCTTGATGAAGATACTACTGCAATCTTTGCACAGAAAGCCGCAATTGCAGAGAACGCAAAGACCGTAGTTCAGTACCAAGCAGCAGCAACTCCGCACGGTGCAATTGTAAATGGAACTGTAACATTCAAATGTACAGCCTCAGCAGGCGCACAGACCGGGGATCAAACAATTAATCTCATTATATATTACCTATGATAACCTCTGGAACACACAAAGAATTATCAGAAGATTGGCAGAAAGAGCGCGAGCGAGCGTTAAAGGATTCAACAGGAATAGCCACGACTGGAAAATATGGATTAACCGATCTCAATATTACAACAGAAGGTCTCGGCATCAATGACCCCGACACTTACAAAATAGATAATACACCAGTCGATACAAATTCAATACCGAAATCAAATAATGTCGATGTCAGAAACAGACCGGAGTGCGGAGAATGAGTACACTTACAGTAGCCGAATTCAGGAAGCAAGTAGGAACGGCGGAAGCTGATGTTATACTTCAAGAAATCATAGATCAGGCTGAACGTGAGATACAGGGATGGATAGATATGTACTCCCTGACAACAACAGTCACGAAAGCCTCATCATCATTATTATCAAAAGCTGGCTGGTACGAGAGATTACATCTTACTGGTGGGTTGCCTGGGGATTCCGGTGCAAAGTATTACAGTCTCGATAAGAAAGCAGAGAATTTAAGATTGGCTGCAAAAGCTCTTGTATTTGAGACAATAGAAGAAGAAGCAGCAGCCACATCATCGAATTATTCAGTGAAAAAGGCAAATGCCTGATTAGGAGAAACACACAAAATGGCAGATAATTTACAGATGATTCTTGACCGATTGGATATAATGGATGAGAACCTCAAGGAAAGAGCAGCATCCCAGGACAAATATTGGGGCGCAAGACTTGGTAATGTTGAGGTTATAGCAAACAAAGCCCATTCAAGACTTGATGAC